TTGATTAATTTCAACTGCTTTATATTTTAATGGAATTTTTTGTGTGCTTACTAAGTAAATTGAAGCATCATCTCCATTTATCTCGTCTGTTTGAGGAATCCAGGCAGGATCATTTGTATTGACCTGACCATTTTTAATAATTGTAATAGGACTTCCTACAGGACCAACTGAAGACCAAGGGTTAGCTTGAGGGTTTTCAGCAGTACTACCAAATCTTATACTTTGCCCCCATCTTCCTTCATGGATTATATCTCCAGGATAAGCTCTAGATGGGTGAATGTCATTTTGTTCTTCAAAACCAGGTCCTAAATCCAAAGCAGGTTCTTGATCTTCAACAACATTACCCACACCTTGAAATGCAGTAAGATAATTTTTCTTTGTTTGAAGATTAGGATCTAAAGGGTTTGGAGTAGCGTTTTGGTGTGGTGTATTCCAAAGATTAAAAGCAGAAATATAATACGATTCAAAATCCGAAACGTTTGTTTGACCTGTAATTTTATCTAAACCTTGAACAAGTAAAACAACCTCATTTTTTAGAGGATATTGTTTAAAGTTTGGGTAAAATGGGCGCGCAATGTTATATGTACCAAAAGAAGCCCCTAAAGGATCTCTTACAAGTTCAAATTCTATAGTACCAATTGAGGTCCAACCTCCATATTCTTTAAATTTTGGGTGAGTGTCATCTAAGATAATATCTATAACTCTAACTGGGGTGAGTAGAGTTTCAATGTAAAAATTGGATTTTTGATTATCTTTTATAAAGGGACTACCCATTACTTATTGAATTTTTCTATTTCAGCTAATAGTTGTTGTTTTTCTTCTTCAGAAATAGTTAAAGATTCACCTACACTTTCAGCGGCTAATGCTCTTTGAGCTAAAGCAGCCATTTTAATAAGAAGGTCGTCGTTTTTAACTCCGATTTCAAGATATTCTTTAATTAGAGGTACTAAAAGTGTAGCGTCTCCAATATCTTCAATCATTTCTTTCAACTCGTTAACAAGAGTTGAAACTTGTTTTTCTTTTCTTTTTTGGTTATTATAGATTTCTTCCAAAACATTGGAAAAAGTCTTGGTCCCAAAAACAATTTTATCGAGTTGACTCATACTTTTTGTGTATAAATATTGAGTCAAGCAAACCTTACAACACCCGTGTCTAAATAAATAAGGTAAGCTTTCTGAAAAATTGCATAGAGGCGATTTGCTATTTTGGTGATTTGAGGAGTTTTAACATCAATCACCATTTCTCTAATATAGATGTATAAAGCTTTTTTGTTAAATACATCTAAATTTTCTCTTTTTCTAAAGAGTTCTAAAATAGCATCCGCAATTTGGGCGTCTGTTTCTTTAGGGAAGTGTTCAAATAGATTTTCTGTAGCGTAATTGCAGAATTCATCTATAAAAAACGATAATTTTTCTATATTAGGACGTTCCTCATCAAGTGTGTATGAGTATGTCTCATTAGTATATAACTCCTCAACTGGTGTTTTTTCTATCTTGCGTTTGTAATTTTTGGTGTTTGATATAATTAAATATCTCTTTACAATAGTACCAAAATAAGAATAAGCCTTTGCTCCTTTTTCAGGATTAAACAAATGCATTTTGGTTAATAGAAACGCAATAATTTCGTGTTGAAGATCCTCAATGTTGTCTACTTCAGTATGGTAGAATTTAAATGTGTGAATTATATTTTCGGTTAACTTGAAAAAAGCGTAGTGAATTTTTTCGTGGTATATTTTTTCTTTTGTAGAAAAATCTGTTGCTAAATTATAAGCTACTATTGCATCCTCGGTCTCCTGTGTAAAATATTGAACACCTTTTTTTGGTTTAACATCCATATTATCTTTTAAGTCTGTAATCTTTTAGTAGTTCGTTTAATAGTTTCAATCTTTCAAAAAAGAAACCTACTTCATCGTCAGAACTAAAAGTACCTTTTGCGTCTATTTCTTGTACTCTTTTATTTATGAATTGTATAACCTCATCTATTTCATTGATGTGCTTCTCGTAAGACACAACAACATCTTCTGCCTTCTCATTTTTCTTGAGAAGGTTAAAGGTCGTAAATCCTAAGACTACGACCAGAACCGAAAGAATTATAATAGTTAATATCATAAATTGTCTAACATACTTCTTAATCCTTCACTTTTTACTGAACTCAGTGCTTTTTGTTTAGCTTGAGCAGGCTTAGGTGTAGGTTTCTGATTATTTGAGTTGAATGTACTACTACCTTTACCTTGAGGCACGGGATTCTTAAACTTAGGTAACCATTCCTGTTCAAACTCTATACGAGCTGCCATAAGATCTGCCTGGTGGATGATAAATGGTAAAGCTGTACGTGGTTTTTGTTCTGGAAGGTAACCCATAAGGTATTTCTTGTTAGCTTCATCATATAAACCATCGTGAGTTTGAATGGCTACCATTTCATTAAAGCTATAAGAAACCCCGTGAGACTGGAGGAGGAATAGAGAACGATCAGGAACTGAAGCAAATGAAAGTTCTTTGTTAAACATCCATTCTTCTCCTAGTTTTTCTCTTCTCCACTGATCTGTGTTGGGAAGATAAGCTTCATGAGATTCATCTCCCATTTTACCTAAATCGTGGTTTAGAGCGCTAAATACCAATTCTTCTTTGGTATATGTGGTAATGTCTGCTCCCATATCGGCCCACGTTTTATGAAGGGCTAGTGCGCATCTAACCACACGATTGACGTGATCTACATACCCACCTATAAAAGCATTATGATATTCTTTTTTATGTGAAGCAGGCATCATAGCGATGCGATCACCATATTTCTCGTAAAATTCAAGTAATTTTTCTTTTCTGGGTGATTGGATATGATCTTGAATATAACCTAAGAATTCCAGCCAATTTTTTTGGATTTGTTCTGCTTGCATGAAAATTTATTGAATATTTCTTTGAATCATATCTTTTACATCTTGAAGTAAATCTTCAGCAGATGCGATTTGTTCTTGAAATTGTTGAGCGGTTGATTGACGGGTAAGTAAAACGCTCATAGTTTTTAACTTACCTTCGATTTTTTCAATTTTTAAAATTGCTACTTCAGGAGTTCTCATAATAATATATTTTAGGTTGAATGTACATAACCCCCCTTATCTCTCCTACCTTCCCTTCCCTTTCTTTCTAACCCCGTATCTCGAAGTTACAAAAAAAGGTTCATGGGGGCAAGTTTAGTTATGATTCTTCGCAGAAATCTAGGAGTTTTTTTAGGTGAGCACATTTTTCATATGCTTCTTTTTCTTCAAAAAAGTGTATTGATAATTTAAAACAAATTTTAAGTTCTACTCCATTAAAAAATTTTAAGGCTTCTTTACCTAATTCTTCTTCGAGTTTAACTTTATCTATGTAAAAATATGCTCTATGAAAGACAACTGCTTCACTAAGAATGTCAATTTCTTTCATAAAAGGAAATTCCTTATGTAATTCTTTATGATAAATATTTTCACTAAGAATTAACTTGCGGAACATTCCAACATGGAATAAGGCAGTGTCCTCCAATCTCTTGGGGGAACTGTGAGTTAATAGCTCTTGTCCCGATTCAGAGTCAAAGAGACTAAATATCTTATCCATGTCCATGGATATAAATATATCATTTTACATAATCTTCACAAATTGATATTAATTTAGATATTTTATTTAAATAATCTTGATTAAGTTGAAGATTTTGTAAATCTTCAAAAGTTAATTGTATAATTAAATTTCTCCATTTATCAGTGTTATAGTATTTTTTTAATCCCCAAGTATGTCTAAAATTATTAAAATGTTTTCTATAATCAGGATGAGAATCTATCATAGGAAACCATTCATGTCCTTCTTCATTAAATTCAATATATTGTAAGTATATATTAGGTAATAAAGTTCCTATTTTTAAATTTAAAGTATTAGCTATAGCTGGGAGTAATCGTTGTTCTATAAAGATTGTGTCTCTATTGTAATCTAAATTTGGAGTATGTATATTAGTCTTTATTACACCTTCAGCCCAATTATACCAAGTATTTATTAGATTTTTATTATTAAAATACATAAAAGCACAATTAATAGGCTCTATATTCCAATTTAATGCGTGTAGATTTTCTTCACTTAAGAATAATTTAGGATCAACATACACATTATATTCAGAATGAGGATTGTAAGCTTCTTTATGATATCCTATAAAATCATAAGATTCATCAAATTTATAATATTGAGTAGGATAAAAATCATTATCTAAGATAACAAATTTATCATCAACTTTAGATATTTCTTTAGCTATATAAATCTTACAAAAACTCCAATATCTATCTAAATGTTCTTTATATGGAATGTTTTCTAAAGTATGTACATCAATCTCATCATAAAATTGATCGGCATCATATTCTTTAAGATAATCTAAAAATTCTTGATTACAATATAATTTAATAGGACCATAATGTTTCTTCCAATGAATACATGAAGCTACATTTACTAAAATATCAATTTCATGATATTTACCAAAATCTTTATTTTTGGTATATATATGATATCCATTCATAATTTAAATTTATTTATATAAGGGTGTAATTGAATAAATAAAGAATTATATGACTCTTCAATATATCTTATAAGATCCCTAGTAAAAATTAATCTAGTATTATAATCTTCTTTTAATCTTTGTTTATTTACCCATAAATGTTGCACCCCAGATTGGGGTAAAATATCATATGGAGAATTAGAAGCATCACAATTATATGGATATGGGGTTAAGGATTTATAAGTATATCCCTTATCTTTTACAAGGTTTCCTAACACTTTTTGTTCGCAATATATAGTATATATCCAACTAG